CAAAAGTCATCAGAGGCCTGGGGCTCGATGACTCCGTCGCTATCAGCATCCTGGAAGGCTGTAGCAAAATTCTTTCGTAGGATTTCCATCATCCGCTCCCTATCGTCTTCGGACATGGACTTCGACGCACGCGCTATAATCCGGATATCCTTGTCATCATCAATCGTCTTGTTCAAACTGAGAAGGTAATTGTAGTCAATGTGCAGCGCCTGCGCAATAGCTTTCAGGGTACTGGGATCCGCCACGATATCGGGATTGTTCTCGATGCGTGAGATGGTGGCATGATTGAGGTGTATAGCTCGGGCAAGTTCCCGTTGGGTCATATCAAGCTTTTCACGTTTTTCCTGAATGACTTTTCCCAATGTGAGTTCGCTTTCGCTCATATCCATCCCCTTTTCTCTCGTTAATTACTTTCGATAGCGGTCAAAACGTTCAGCTACAGGTAGATACTACCAAATATGTTGATTCTAGTCAACATTATTTCAAATCTTCTCAATAGTGTGTTGACTCGAAGCAACAATTATTGTACCTTCACTCTGTTGATTCGATGCAACATTATGTCTCCAGAGCCTTCGGGCTGTATTTTTTTTGAGCTATGTGTTGCTTTAAATCAACAATTTAAATCGATTCGAGCCTGACAACGTTTAGGGCGAGGAATCCTGATGCAGCAGCCTGTCACACCGAGAGTGTTGATGGGCTGTTTCGGGTCTCCTGGTCTCGTTGTGCCCTCAGGCTTGCAATTTGATCATCACGGCTTCGAATGGCGTCATGTCCTCGCCCTCCGTCTCAGGAGGGAGGTACACATGGCAAAGGACGCCGGGACAGAATTCTTCTATTACATTGACGGAAAACCGTACTGCCTTACCCCAGGTAAGGACGGAATCACAGAGGAGATCATTACCGTTCTCCGCGACTCGTACCATTCCGAGCATTTGAACGATCGGTATGAAGATGAACTGCAGGATGCAAAGTTCAAATTTTCGAAGACTCTTCACGATGCCAACCCGGTAACTCATCCTAACGATCCTATTGAGCATCTTGTGGATAATTCCCAAGCCCCGGAGGAGGTCCTCTTCCAGGATGAGCTATCTCCCTCGATCAGGGATCAGGTACACACGCTCATTCCCCAATTGATCCCTGCCCAGCAAGAACTGTTTTGGAAACTCTGCGAGGGCCGACAGCTCGTCGATATCGCCCGGGAGGAAGGGACTACGGACAATGCGATCCGTAGCCGCCGTAGAAAGATGTTCGATCGCATCAGGGCTCTTTATGCCGAGGAGTTCGGGGATGCATAATCCCCGTTTTCTCCTGGGGGTACGGATTTCAGGTATTAGGCAGAGGATGTACACACGGGGTGATGCCACACCGAAACATCCTCCGGGGAAACACCCCGTACAGCGATGGAGAAACACAATGAAACTTCAGCACAGGGTCCAGATCAATGTGGCCCAAGTCCGTGAAGGAACCCAGGGAGTGCTGGGTAGCCGTGGACGAAAGTTACCCGCAAGGCTGCTGCGATTCCTGTTCGGCCAGTACAGCGAAGTGCTCGTACTTACACCGGGCAAGACGGTCAGGAGCGTCGAGATACATGAGATGCAAGAAGGAGTGAATAGAGATGGAAGATAAGACACAGTTGTTGCTTGATGGAGCCAAGGGGCTCAGATCGCTTGCGGAGGCGCTCGAGTTAGCCGCAGAAGTGCTTCGCACACAAGACCTGAAGAACCTGCTCGGACATAAGGATATCCAACCAGACCTTTTTGAAGAACAGGACTCACCAACGATTCAAGAGCCACCAAAGGATGAGAATCCTTTGTCTCTGATCGATGTGCGAAAGATACTTGCAGAGAAGTCGCGTGATGGTCACACGGACCAGGTACGGTTGCTCCTGCAAAAGTATGGGGCTGACAAGCTCTCAGCGATCGATCCCTCCCATTACAGAAATCTTGCCGATGAGGCTTTTTGTCTGGGAGCGACATTGGAAGATTTGAAGGCTGCCGTCGACGCAATCACCTCGAAGGACAAGGCCGATCAGATGCCAGCCATCTATGAACATCACTATGCCACCAGCCTTGAGGATCTGAAACCGGAATATTACCCAGGTTTACTCCGGGATATCAGGAGGCTTGCCGATGAGTAGGCATGCCCTTCTCTCTCCCTCATCGGCCTCGCGATGGACAATGTGCCCTCCATCAGCACGCCTATGCGAACACATCAAGGAGAAATCAAGTGTGTTCGCCGAGGAAGGAACAGAAGCCCATACCCTATGCGAGTACAAGGTCAAGCTTGCCCTGGGAATCAAGATGGAGGACCCGAGACCCACCTTGCACTACCACAACGAGGAAATGGAAAGCTGTACCGATGAATACGCCGCATTCGTTCTCGAGGCATTGCAGCATGAGAAGGATGCTCAAAAAGATCCGTTGATACTCCTTGAACAACGCCTGGATATCAGCACGTATGTACCTGAATGTTCTGGGACCGGAGACTGCATCATCATCGCCGACAGGAACCTGCACATCATCGACTTCAAGTACGGACAGGGGGTTGCAGTCTCAGCCGACCACAATACGCAGATGATGCTCTACTCCCTCGGAGCTCTTGATATGTTCGGCTCGCTGTATGAGGTGGAAGAGGTATCGATGACCGTATTCCAACCCCGCCTTGCAAACGTGAGCACGTTCACCATGACTGCCGATGATCTAACCAACTGGGCTGAATCCTATCTCAAGCCAAAGGCTGAATTGGCATTCCGGGGCAAGGGTGAATTCTGCTCAGGTCCCCATTGCCGCTTCTGCAAGGTGAAAGCCACCTGCCGCAAGCGTGCCGAGGCGAACCTGGATCTCGCTCGCTATGAGTTCGCCGAGCCTGTACTCCTGGGAGATGACGAGATTGCAGAGATCCTGACCAAAGCTGACGAGTTGGCTTCTTGGGTAAGCGATATCAAGGGGTACGCTCTTTCGGTATTGGGTAGAGGAGGAAAACTGGAGGGATTCAAACTGGTCGAGGGTAGATCGATACGCAAGTACACCGATGAGCAGGCCGTTGCTGAGGCAGTCAACTCTTCTGGATTCGATCCCTATGAACACAAGGTACTGGGAATCACGGCAATGACCGAATTGCTGGGAAGAACACGATTCAATGAGATCTTGGGCCCATTCATCTACAAGCCCAAAGGCAAACCGACGCTCGTACCGGAAAGCGATAAAAGACCGGCTATCACAATCAACGACTTTGACGACATGGAGGAAAAATGATGTCAACAATCGCAAATCCAATGAAGGTAATCACCGGAAAGAACACCAGATGGTCCTATGCAAATGTGTGGGAGCCCAAGTCCATCAATGGAGGGTCTCCGAAGTATTCGGTCTCCCTGATCATCCCCAAAAGTGACAAGGCAACTGTGAAGAAAATCAAGGCTGCCATCGAGGCTGCGTACAAGGAAGGCGAGGCAAAACTCAAGGGCAACGGAAGGACAGCCCCGTCGCTTGCATCGCTGAAGACTCCCTTGCGCGATGGGGATATCGATCGCCCGGATGATCCAGCCTACGAGAACGCATTCTTCATCAATGCCAACAGTGCCACCGCACCCGGTATCGTTGATGCGGATTGCAACCCCGTGCTGAACCGCAGTGATGTGTACTCGGGTGTCTACGGACGGGCCTCGATCACCTTCTATGCGTTCAACTCCAACGGCAACCGCGGCATCGCATGCGGCCTGCAGAATCTGCAGCTCATCCGTGAGGGAGAGCCTCTGGGCGGTAAGGCAAGTGCAGAGAGTGACTTCGCCACCGACGACGAGGATGATTTCCTTGCCTGATCTCTTCACAAGAGGACGGTGGCAATATGCTGCCGTCCTTTTAATATGTGCTTACTTGAAACCCAACTTCGTTACCAGGAGATCAGGATGAACTACCTTAGCATCGATATCGAGACATATTCTTCGATCAATCTAGCCAAAAGCGGAGTTTACCGTTACTGCGAGGCAGAGGACTTCGAGATCCTCCTGTTCGGTTACAGCGTGGACGGCGGGGAGGTGAAGGTCGTCGATTTCGCCCGGGGAGAAAAAATCCCCAAAAATATAATCAGGGCAATCTCAGACGATGGCATCATCAAATGGGCATTCAATGCAACCTTCGAACGCATTTGTCTTTCCCGCCATTTGGGGTTGCCGACAGGTACTTATCTCGATCCGTCCTCCTGGCGTTGCACGATGATCTGGTCGGCGTATCTGGGACTACCCCTATCGCTGATGGGCGTCGGTGCAGTGCTCGGTCTTCAGAGACAGAAGCTCTCCGAGGGCAAGGATCTGATCAGATACTTCTGCACACCATGCAATCCTACTATCACAAACGGCGGACGTACCAGGAATGAGGCTGATGATGCACCTGACAAATGGAAATTGTTCATCGAGTACAACAAGCGCGATGTCGAGGTTGAGATCGCCATCCATCAGCGCCTCTGTCGATTTCCGGTTCCCGATGCCGTCTGGGATGAGTACCGCCTTGATCAAGGCATCAACGACCGGGGTGTGTTGGTCGACAAGAATCTCGTGGGTAATGCAATCAGGATGGACAAACGTGCCCGAGAAGAGTTGGTCGCGAGGATGAAGGATCTCACTGACCTCGAGAATCCCAACTCGGTATCACAGGTCAAAACCTGGCTTTCAGAGAACGGTCTTGAAGTCGATTCTCTTGGCAAGAAGGATGTGAAGGCAGCTTTGCAGGATGCCCCGCGCCAGATACAGGAAGTGCTCGAGCTCAGGCTTCAGCTTGCCAAGTCGTCGGTGAAGAAGTACCAGGCGATGGAAAACGCAGTCTGCAGCGATGGCAGGGCAAGGGGCATGTTCCAGTTCTACGGGGCAAACCGTACCGGACGGTGGGCCGGAAGACTCGTGCAAATGCAAAATCTACCCCAGAACCATCTGGAGGATCTGGAGACTGCAAGATCCTTGGTGAATAGCGGTGGGTATGAAGCGGTGCAGATGTTGTATTCCGATGTTCCCAACACATTGTCACAATTGGTCCGTACTGCATTCATCCCCAGAAACGGATATCGATTCATTGTTTCGGACTTCTCAGCCATCGAAGCAAGAGTGCTCTCTTGGCTTGCAGGGGAAACCTGGCGCATGGAAGTCTTTGCGGGCAATGGCGACATCTACTGTGCATCCGCTTCTCAGATGTTCAAGGTCCCTGTAGAGAAGCATGGCCAGAATGCCCATCTAAGACAGAAAGGGAAAATTGCCGAATTGGCGCTCGGGTACGGCGGGTCGGTGGGAGCTCTGAAGGCGATGGGCGCTCTGGATATGGGCCTTGAAGAGAATGAGCTCAAGCCATTGGTAAATGTGTGGCGTCAATCCAATCCGAACATCGTCCAGTTTTGGTGGGATGTGGACAAGGTGGTTAAGGAAGCGGTCAAGGATAGGATCTCGACCAACACACATGGCATCAAGTTCTCGTATGAGAGTGGCTTCCTGTTCATTACCTTGCCATCAGGCAGACGGCTTGCCTACGTGAAGCCCCGTATGGGCACCAATGATTTTGGCAGCGATTGCGTAACCTATGAGGGCGTGGGAGCCACGAAGAAGTGGGAACGCATCGAGACATATGGTCCCAAGGTGGTGGAGAACATCGTACAGGCAATCAGCCGCGACATTCTCTGTTACGCAATGCAGCAACTCAAGGATTATCGGATCTGCATGCACATCCATGACGAGATCGTCATCGAGGCACCCGATGATGTGGAACTGAAAGCCATCGAGGCTTCCATGGCGGCATCTCCATCATGGGCGGATGGATTGCTGCTCAATGCGGATGGCTTCGAGACCAAATTTTACAAGAAGGACTAAATATGAATATACGCAACAAGGAAGGATATATGGATAGGACCCCCTATGAGGCCATGAAGATTATTGAGAAACAAGCAAGACCACATTTTGATTATCATCCCATGGTCTATATCTGCTCTCCATATGCTGGGAATATCGAAGAGAATGTTTTTCATGCCAGGCGTTACAGCCGATTCGCTGTCGAGAAAGGTTATCTTCCGATAACCCCTCACCTGCTCTATCCCCAGTTTCTTAATGACGCGCTTCAGAGCGAACGCGACCTGGGTATGTTTTTCGGCATTGTGCTCATGAGCAAATGCTCGGAGGTATGGGTATTTGGAGAACGAATCAGTACAGGAATGCAAATTGAGATTGATAGGGCTCGCTGCAAGGGATACAAGGTGAGATTTTTCGGCAGCGACTGCCTTGAGACCGAACCCAGGAACATTTGATCATTTCAATTCCTCCTCTGTGGTTTCCCTTTCCCCAACTTCAAAGGGTACGGTTTTTCGGCAATAAGAAGGAGGAATAATTATGAGTCGAAAAACCTTACCCTGTTATAGTCAAGACCGGTGCAACAACGATGTGTGCCATTCCAGTGAAAGAGCATCCCCTTCATCAGATACGCTGATTCCCATCAACTATGAAACCCCGGTTCCTACGGTCAGTGCAAGGGACCTGCATGCAGCATTAAATGTAGTGACACCTTACAGGGACTGGTTTCCACGCATGTGCCGGTACGGATTTGCAGAGGAAAAGGACTTTCGCACAAATTTGCGCGAAAGTACCGGAGGCCGTCCGGGCATCGATCATGAGATCACCGTCGCCATGGCCAAGGAACTGTGTATGCTTCAGCGCTCTGAGATGGGCCGAAAATTCCGAAGGTACTTCATTGCCGTAGAGGAAGCATGGAACTCTCCCGAACACATCATGGAACGAGCACTGCAGATCGCACACCAAAAAGCACTCGAGGCGCAGCGACGAATCATGGACCTCACGGAGGAAAATGAAACCCTCGAGATCGCCTTGAATGCCTCACTGCAGTTCTACACTGTGGCAAAGTACAACAAGGTTTTCGGAAAACACTGGAATCTTGCACAATCCCAGGCCATCGGCAAGCAGCTGTCGGCTTTCTGCCGATCACGAGCGATCGAGATACGTGCATGCGAAACGAACGATGAACGCTTCGGAACTGTAAACAGTTATCCGCTCACCGCTTGGACGGACTTCCTGAAGGAGGACCTATGAGAGATCTGAATATCGCCTATGGCAACAGCTGTCATTCGAAGACATGGAGCAACAAAACTACCACGTTCGACGCCCTATGCGATCGTCTGTCGACCACCATCCGCACGACCGAGTCCGTCCAGGAGTATCCCAAACTCCCCAAGGCACAACGCGACCAGGTGAAGGACAAGGGAGGCTTCGTCGCCGGACAGCTGAAGGATAACCGGCGGCGGCGGGAGAACGTCGTAAGCCGATCGATGCTGGCCTTCGATGCGGACCGTGCGCGCATGGATTTCGTGTCAGCGTTCAAGACACAGTGCCCCTACGCCGCCTGCCTTTATACCACCCACGGCCATACCCCGGAGAATCCACGAGTACGCATCCTCGTCCCGCTAAGCCGGGATGTAAGTTCCGATGAATACGTGGCGATCGCCAGGCACCTGGCTGTCGGGTGGGGCATCGACCAATTCGATGAATGCTCCTATCGCCCCCATCAGCTGATGTATTGGCCGACCACTCCCTCCAACGGAGAGTACATATTCGATCGCATCGACGGCCCATGGCTTGATCCCGATGTGTTCCTCTCATCCTATCCAGATTGGAAAGACTGCTCGCTTCTGCCCACCTCGTCCCGCGAAAGCACCGTACGTCCGCCGTCTGACAAGATGCAGGAGGATCCACTTGTGAAGGAAGGACTCGTAGGAGCATTCTGCCGTGCCTACTTCCCTATCCAGGATGCCATCGAAACGTTTCTTGCACACATCTACGAACCTACGACCAGAGAGGAAAGATACAGTTACATCCCCGCCGACAGCACCTCGGGGCTGGCGATCTATGAAGGCAAGTTCGCTCAATCCTTCCATGCCAGCGATCCCGCTTGTGGACGGAGGCTCAACGCCTTCGACCTCGTGAGGATCCACCATTTTGGCGATGACGATGCGAAGAAGTCCTTCAAGGAGATGTCAGACCTGGTAAGTAAGGATGAGCGTGTGAAGACGTTGATCACCCATGAGCGCCGTGCTGAGGCGAATGTCGATTTCTCATCCGATGGCGACTGGGAGAAACAACTGCGCTACATGCCGCGAAGCAGTCTGTTGGAGAACAGTGTATGGAATTTGAACTTGATCCTCAGCAACGATCCAGATTTCGCAGGGTTCGCCTTCAATGACCTGGCGGGACGCATCCAAGTCACATCTAAGCTACCTTGGGACAGGCCGGTGGGAAACAGCTTCTGGCGTGATGCAGATACGGCTCAATTGAAGTCTCTCATCGACTCCCGCTATCTCGCATTCTCAAGCCGCAATCACGATGTGGCGTTCACGAAGATCGCAGACGATCGCCATTTCCACCCTATCCGCGATTATCTCAACGGCCTTCCACCATGGGATGGCGTCAAGAGGGTCGAGGAACTGTTCATCCATTACCTAAAAACCGACGATACTCCCTATGTCAGGGCAGTGACCCGAAAGACCTTTGCTGCAGCAGTGGCTCGCATATACCACCCGGGAACAAAGTTCGACAATGTCCTGGTGCTCGACGGCGAGCAAGGTATCGGCAAGAGCACGATCGTCAAGGACTTAGTGGGAAGTGACTACTACTCGGAAACCCTCTCGTTGGCTGACATGGAGTCAAAGGCAGGGGCTGAGAAGCTGCAGGGAGTTTGGATCGCGGAGATCGGGGAGCTGGCCGGCATGAAGAAAGCCGACATCGAACGCGTGAAGGCGTTCTTCTCCACCTCCGACGACCAATACCGCCCCAGTTACGGCAAGACGGTCGAAAGCCACCCGCGCCAGAGCGTGATCATCGCGACGGTCAACGGCGAACACGGGTACCTGCGCGATATCACCGGTAACCGGCGGTATTGGGTCATCAAGTCGCACCTGGAACGTCACCGGATGGTGTGGCAACCCACTGAAGCATACCGAACCCAGTTCTGGGCGGAGGCAAAGGCCATCTGGGAGAGCGGGGAAAAGCTGTATCTCGAGGGAGACTTCCTTGATGAGGCCGAGGCCGTGCAGATAGGAGCTATGGAAAACGATGACCGTGAGGGTCTTGTCAGGATATTCCTTGATACCCTGCTTCCCGAGAACTGGGATGCGATGGATATGTATGAACGACGCGCGTTCCTCTCCGAAAGGAACACTGGCATGACGGCGAAGGGCACTGTCAGAAGAAGTACGGTTTGCAACATGGAGATCTGGTGCGAATGCCTGAACAAGGATCCAGCACTCCTGTCCAAAAACGAATCATACCTGCTTACCGCCATCATGCAACACATCGAGGGTTGGGACAGGGCCCCCCGAGCCCACTTCCCCATCTACGGGCGTCAGAGAGGCTACACACGGGACAGCTGCAACTCCGGGACAGCTTATGATGAAGGCTGTCCCCACACTGTCCAGTGATGCAATTCATTCACAGAAAACGAATAACAGGGGATTCGGGACAGATGGACAGCAACAACTCAATAAGAGTATGCAGCTGCTAGGAGAGGGAGGAATGCAACATGGGCACCCATACACACGCGTATACATATATAGGACACACTGTCCCGGCTGTCCACCTGTCCCGCATTGGAGGAGCAATGCTTGAGCAAGAGAATGGAATGCGGGGACCAAGATCAGCTGAGGGGAGTTCGAAAACAGGACCACCCAATTACTTCTTGCCGAAACCGTTCCCGCACATCTTCACCACAATACTGAGGTATGGATGTGCCACGCTCGATGAGAGCATGGCAGCTTTGGAGAACTCACCCTACATAGCAAAATGTCGCAGGACGCTGTGGGAACTCGGGGCACCGTTGACCGGGTGGCGTTGCGTCCGGGTCAGCGATCACGAGTCGGATGACTTCACCTGCGAACTCTGTGGGTGTACGAGAGTGCGGTATGTCCATGTGATGGAGCACCCAGAGTTCTCCCAGATGTTGAGCACGGGATGCATCTGCGCGGGCATCATGGAGGAGGACATCCTTGGTGCTAAAGAACGTGAACGCGAGGTTCGAAGAAGGAGCCAACGCAAGTCAAACTTCCTGAAGAAGGAGTGGGTTGAAGCATCTGAGAAACGATGGGTGTTGCGCTATAAGCACCGCAAATTCGTGATCGACACCGACAGTTTTCGCGGACGTGAGTACTACCGTCTTGAGATCGACGGCGAGGGATACCACTGGAAGGACAATGCGCGCATGACGTCCTTCCTAGTAGCCCAGCACTTCGCGTTTGACATCATGGACGGGGAATATGCTTGAGAAAGAGATCGAACTGCAGTTGGTGAAGACTGTGAAAAAGAAGGGAGGTCGGGCTGTGAAATTCATAAGCCCGGGCTTCGATGGGATGCCTGACCGATTGGTGCTGCTGCCCGGCGGGCGGTGCGGCTTTGTGGAAGTGAAGGCCGCAGGCAAAAAGATGAGGGCACTCCAACGGGTAAGGCATGAAATGCTGAAGGGTCTGGGGTTCAAGGCATACGTGCTGGATTCCAGAGAGCAGATAGAGGAGATCATCAATGACATATACACCGCATGACTACCAACAGTATGCGAGCGACTTCATAGAACAGCACCCCGTGGCGGCGGTATTGCTGCAGATGGGACTTGGCAAAACGGTCATCACCCTGACGGCCCTTTCCAACCTCCTGTTCGATTCTTTCCTGGTACACAAGGTCCTGATCATCGCACCCCTTCGAGTTGCACGGGATACCTGGCCTACGGAAATCGGCAAGTGGGATCACCTTGGGGATTTGATTCCGTCAGTGGCCGTGGGAAGTACCGCCGAGCGCCTTACTGCCTTAGGGCGCAAGGCTGACCTGTACATTATCAACCGAGAGAACGTGCAGTGGCTGATCGAAGAGAGCACCCTGCCCTTCGACTTCGACATGGTCGTCGTCGACGAGCTCTCGTCGTTCAGGAACCACCGCTCCAAGCGCTTCAGGGCTCTGATGAAGCGCCGTCCCGTGGTAAAGCGCATCGTTGGCCTGACCGGAACGCCTGCAAGCAATGGCCTAATCGACCTGTGGGCGCAGTTCAAGCTTCTGGACAAGGGCGTGAGACTGGGAAGGTTCATCGGAGCTTACCGTGATGCGTACTTCTCCCCAGACAAACGCAATGGACAGATCGTGTTCAGCTACAAGCCCGCCCCCGGTGCCGAGGAAAGGATCTACCAAGCGATCGAGGACATTACCATCTCCATGAAGGCCCAGGACCATATCAGGATGCCCGAGCTCGTCACCAACGAGTATAAGGTTTCCCTCAGCGGTGAGGAGCGCTCTGCCTACGCGAAGCTTCGCAAGGAACTGGTCCTGGATGCCTCCGGGGGTCAGGTTACAGCGGCCAATGCGGCAAGCCTGTCCGGCAAGCTGCTACAGCTGGCAAACGGGGCTGTGTACACCGACGACGGGAAGACGATCGGAATCCATGACCGAAAGCTTGATGCATTGGAGGACCTCATCGAAGCAGCAAACGGACAAAGCGTGCTGGTGGCCTATTGGTTCAAGCACGACCTTCAGCGGATTGCGGGTAGGCTGGAGAAGCTTGGCGTGTCGTTTTCAACTCTGGATACGAGCGAAAGCCTCAAAAAGTGGAATGAGGGAAAACTCCCGGTCGGGTTGATCCACCCCGCATCGGCCGGACACGGGCTGAACCTCCAAAGCGGTGGCAATTGCCTGGTCTGGTTCGGACTGACCTGGAGCCTCGAGCTGTACCAGCAGACGGTGGCGCGCCTGTGGCGCCAAGGGCAGCAGTCCGAGACGGTGGTGGTCCAACATCTCATCACCGAGAATACCATCGATGAGCGCATCATGAAGGTTCTTTCAGGTAAGGCACTAACCCAGGATGCTCTGATCGAGGCGGTGAAGGCTGAACTAATCGGAGGTGCGCAATGACCGAGGCAAGCATGCGGCAGCTGGCTGCAGCAATCGTGGACCGAGCAGTGATGGACTGGCATAAGGCAGTAACCCAATTAGAGGACAATCCTGACTACCAGCATGCATGGGCTGCTAAGGATGAGATCGAGCGGTTCTTCGAGAGCGAGTGGTTTGGTTTTCTGTGCGACATCAACCCCGACTTCACCAAGATTCACCTACAGGAGGCAAGAGCATGAAAACAAAGGAATATCTGTCACAGGCATGGTATCTGGACAAGCGCATCAAGACCAAGGAACGCCAGCTCGATTGGCTCAGAAGCCATGCCGTCTACGTCTCCCCCAAACTCACCGAGGTCCCCAAGGCTCCGTCGATCCGTCGATCTCCCGTGGAGGAGGCGGTGGTACGGATCACCGAACTGGAAAATGAAATCAACACCAGCATCGCACAGTTGATGCGTCTCAAGACAGAGATCGCTGAAGCGATCCGGAGTGTGAACAGCATGGAGTGCGAGACGCTGCTGGAGATGCGTTACATCACCTTCCTAGGTTGGGACCAGATCGCAGCCCAACTGAATTACAGCCAGGACTACATCTACCACCTGCATAGGAAGGCGCTGGCGCTGGTGAGGGTTCCTGGATCCTGATGGATTCTCCTATGAGATTCAATAATCCACAATGGAGGCTCGCACCCCATCACACTACACAATCCATGCAGTCATTCAATCAGATGGAGAGCGTATTCCTTCGCTTCAAAAAGCACTTATCAGCTGCAGAAAAGGGTAAACGACGTGAACACCCGCGTGGTGTGTGCCAATATCGAGCTGGGTGATGTTGAGGATGATTGCTCGGAATTTCTTGAGTCGGGTGAGAGTTTCTTCGCCCTCCAACAGGTAGGGTAACGCAGTAACGCGGTTTTTTCACATATACCCATGCTATAGGAGAAAAAAAACATGAGGGTGCCACACGCCACGCCACAGGTGAAAAATGGCGGGTGGGAGTATACTTTCTTTTTTTCCCTATACGAGCTTATCAATTTTACGTTACTTACGTTACCTAGAGTTTTCTTCTTTCTAATTGCTTTCAATGATAACACATGGATAGGGTAACGTAGTGGTAGCGTAGCACCAGTTTTACGTTACCTTTTTAGGGTTTTGGGCGGTTTGAGCCCCGGTGGCGGAGCCTCTCCGGTTTTGCCTGTGGTTCGGCACGCCATTCGGATCGTCACGCCACAAGGGCTCTTCTTGGCAGGTAACGCCCGAGGGTACCGCTGGGGAGGCCTTTTACGTTACGTTCACAGTCTAAACCACACAAAACAAGGAGGAGACTCAACCACAAGATTGATTCCATTGTGGGGACTAAGCGAACAAGGTGCTGTGCCTTTATCACAGGGTGCATGAACTGCGCTGGAATGTTCACGATATGCATGAAACCCAATCGTTAAATTATCAGAAAATAACAGTTGTGCTCAGTTCGCGTTGCACGCTACTGTACACTCAGACAAGTCCAATCGAGAGCTCGGGAATTCCTCCCGGGCTTTCTTTTTGCCAGAAGGAGTACCCCTCATGCCCTACAAGCCCAAGCGACCGTGCAGCCAGTGGAGTTAAGAATTGCCCGAAAACATATTCTTGAGTACTTTTGCGTTTGAACTATCAGCACGAAGATTCTGTATGATGGTGTGTCGGAGAATTTGTTCGAATTCCGTACACGTGAGATTAGGGAGGAATCATGAGAAAACTTGCTGTCGGAGCTAGCGTTCTATCTATTATTCTTTTAGTACTCAATGTGGTCCTTTATAACAACATTCCACAAGTTATTCCTGTGTTGAGAGGAGTCGAGGCAGGGAAGACTTTTCTCCTGAGCATACGCATACTCGTTATCAACATCCTTACCCTTGCTGCCTTCCTGATTCTCTCAAAGAGCATACACCGCTCTCAACGAGATAATGAACTGAATTCCTACGGTTCATGGATATTGATCTTCATCATGGTCAAGATGCTCTCGGAATTCACGGGCTTGTTTTATGAGGGTTTCTTGATCCTCCAGATGTCCCTCCTGTTAGCGGGAGTCGTGCTACTGTTGTTATACGGTTTGTTTCGACACAGATATCTGATCAGCAAGGAATTTTGGAAGCCAGTAAGATTCATCGCATCAGAAAAAATCATCCTTGCGATACTCCTCATCGCATACATTGCTGTGAATATCCCAGTATTATCCGTTATCCCTAACCAATAAGAAATTTTCATTTCCACAGGAGTACTCTCTATGCCTTACAAGCCCAAGCGACCGTGCAGCCACCCAGGCTGTCCACGACTCACCGAAGGTCGATACTGTGAGGAGCATGCGAAAGAGGCTGCGAGCACCTACGAACGCAACCAACGAGATCCCGGCACCCACAAGCGCTACGGATCCTCTTGGAGGAAGGCCCGGAAAACATTCCTTGAAGGGCATCCCTTCTGCGAGCTGTGCAGGAGAGAGGGACGCCTTACACGAGCGACGGTTGCCCATCATATCACTGCCACTAGATATGGTGGTACGGATGACGAGGAGAACCTCATGGCACTATGCAACAGGTGCCACTCGGCCCTCCACGGGCGCCAGAGAGACCGATGGAACGTTAAAAGGTAACTATTAGTAGCGCCAACCCTAGGGGTATCTGAATCTCTACACCATATGTGGTGTACAACGGGCAGGGGCAATCACGCGGAAAAATTGGAATTCAAACGGGGGATTGACCCCCTCATCATACGAAGGCGGTGCGACATGGCAAAAGACGGTACCAACCGTGGCGGTGCCCGCGTCGGTGCAGGGAGGAAACCCAAGGCTCTCTCAGAGAAAATCCACGAAGGCAGAGAGGCCCGCGTGGTGCAATTGCCCGAGGCTCCCGAGCTCGAGGGCGCGGACATGCCTGAGGTCAAATATTACATGACGGTCAGCCAGAAGAGTGGTATCGAGCTCGATGCTGCGGAGGTCTTCCAGGAGACATGGGATTGGCTCAAGACCAGACGCTGTGAGAATTTAGTCAGCAGCCAGATCATACACCAGTACGCGATGGCAGTGGCGCGATGGATCCAGTGCGAGATGGCAGTCAGCGAGTACGGCTTCCTCGCAAAGCACCCGACCACCGGTGCCGCGATCGCTTCTCCCTACGTTGCGATGAGCCGTGAATACATGAAACAGGTAAACCAGATCTGGTACCAGATCTTCCAGATTGTGAAGGAGAACAACGCAACCTCTTACCAAGGAGCGAACCCTCAGGATGACCTGATGGAACGACTGCTCACTGCACGCCGGTAACGCCAAACAATCAAACAACCAAAGGAATTCAAACATGAAGAACTACCTCACATCCGAGAGTGTCTGCCAAGGACATCCCGACAAGCTGTGCGACTACATCGCCGATTCGATACTCGATGCCTGCCTGAGCAGCGATGCATATTCGCGCGTGGCCTGCGAGGTCATGGCGACCAAGGGCCGGATCATCGTCGCCGGTGAGATCACCAGCCGTACCAAGGTCAACATACGCCAAACCGTACGGACCGCCCTTGCAGAGTGTGGCTACAACCCCAAGGAATTCACCATCAGCGTGTTCCTCCACAACCAGAGTCCGGACATTGCAGGCGGCGTCGATACAGCCCTGGAGATCAGGGATGCCGAGGGTAAGGTGGATGAATTGGGAGCCGGGGACCAGGGCACGGTGTACGGGTATGCAACCGACGAGACACCCACCTGCATCCCCTTGCCCCTTGAACTCTCCCACCGCATCTGCAGCATCCTGGACAAGTGCAGGAAGAACGGAACCATCATGGGTATCCGCAGCGACGGCAAGGCCCAGGTTTCGGTGGAGTACGATGATGGCATTCCCGTCAGGGTTGCCGCCGTCATCGTCTCGGTCCAGCATGAACGTGACAAGAATCTGGACACACTCAAGGGGGAGCTCATCGAAAAGGTGCTCGAGCCCGCATTCATCCACTTCCCCCTCGATGCACGCACCCGCATCCTCATCAACCCATCCGGCCGTTTCGTTGAGGGCGGACCTGGTGCCGACACCGGTCTGACAGGTCGCAAGATCATGGTGGACACCTACGGGGGTCTGGCACTCCACGGAGGCGGTGCTTTCAGCGGCAAGGATGCGACCAAGGTGGATCGAAGCGGAGCCTACATGGCGCGCATGATCGCCAAGAACATCGTCTCAGCCGGCCTTGCCAAACGCTGCGGGGTAGCAATCTCGTATGCCATCGGTAAGGCCGAACCTGTCGCGGTAAATGTACACACTTTCGCTACAGGAAATATCGACGATGAGCAGCTTGCGGATGCTGTCCGCACGGTCTTCAGCCTCAAGCCGAAGGACATCATCGAGGAGTTGGGGCTGCGCAGTCCCATATACAACCTTACCTCCTGCTACGGCCATTTCGGCAACTCCCTCTTTGCATGGGAACAGGTGAGCGAGCGGTATAGAGAGGCGCTCAAGGGAGAACTTGATCATGACCATTGAACAGAAACACATCGATGAGCTGCTGCCTGCTGACTACAACCCGCGCAAGGACCTCAAGAGCGGCGATCCCGAGTATGAGAAACTCAAGCGCTCGATCGAGCAGTTCGGCTATGTGGAGCCGGTGATCTGGAACAGGACCACCGGTCGGGTCGTAGGGGGCCACCAAAGGTTGAAAATCCTCAGGGACGCCGGGCACACCGAGCTCGAGTGCGTGGTCGTGGATCTCTCCGAGGACAAGGAGAAGGCCCTCAACATCGCGCTGAACAAGATCAGCGGCGAGTGGGACAAGGACAAGTTGGCCTTGCTCATAACCGATCTGCAGGGTCTGGACTTCGACGTATCGCTCACCGGCTTCGACCCGGCAGAGATCGACGACCTGTTCAAGGACTCGCTTGCCGACGGTGTGCATGATGATGATTTCGATGTGGAGGCGGAGCTGGAGAAGCCCGCGATCACCAAGAGCGGGGACCTGTGGAAACTGGGAAGGCACCGCTTGGTATGCGGGGACAGCACCAAGGCCGAGACCTTCTCCCTTCTCATGGCGGGTGCCAAAGCGAACCTGGTGATCACCGACCCGCCGTACAACGTCAATTACGAGGGCTCGGCCGGCAAGATCAAGAACGACAATATGGCTGGCGATGCTTTTCTGCAGTTCCTGCTCGATGCCTTCACGAACACCGCCTCTCATATGGCCGACGATGCCTCCATCTACGTGTTCCATGCCGATACCGAGGGGTTGAACTTCAGAAAGGCATTCAGCGAGGCGGGTTTCTACCTCTCGGGCACCTGCATCTGGAAAAAGCAGTCGCTGGTACTCGGCCGCTCGCCATACCAGTGGCAGCACGAGCCGGTGCTCTTCGGATGGAAGAAGAAAGGCAAGCACCTGTGGTACACCGGACGCAAGGAATCGACCATCTGGGAATTCGACAAGCCCAAGAAGAACGGCGAGCATCCTACCATGAAGCCGGTGGCCCTCCTTGCCTACCCGATCATGAACTCCTCGATGAGTAATACGCTGGTGCTCGACCCGTTCGGCGGCAGCGGCAGCACGTTGGTCGCCTGTGAGCAGACCGAACGGAGCTGTGCCACCATCGAGCTGGATGAGAAGTATTGCGATGTCATCGTCAAACGCTATATCGAGCTTGTCGGATCCTCAGCCGGGGTCATCGTGCAGCGCGACGGACTGGATTACTCCTACGAGGAAGTCGCCACCGAGGGGGCACAGGATGGATGAGATCACCCTCGTCACCACCCTTTCGGTATGCCTGTTCGGCTCGGGGGGCATCGTGCTGTGGCTGCTCAACCGACTGGCAAAACGGAGCGACGACCGCCACGGCTATGCGAAGGACCTCAAGGAGATCAAGACCACCATCACCAAGATCCAGATGGGCTTGGTCATGGCACTGGAGAACGACAAGGTTATCTTCAAGTCGCTGAGGACCCATGAGATCAACGGAGAATCCGAGGAGCAGGAGAAGAAGATGGACGATTACTTTCTATCACTGCTTGGTAGCAAGGGGGAGCATACATGATCCTCAGTGCCATATTACTTACCTTCGCCGCATTCCTAGGGCTGGTGATGGAACTGTACAAAAAGAGCGTTCGTCGTGACAGGGCAAGCGAGAACGAGATCAAGCTGGTCGCCCTCGCCTGCTCGGCAGCTCTCGCGTACGTAACCTACCAAGTAGTACCGGCAGCTACACCGGCTGGGGAGCTGAACAGTACTCCCTATCTGGTGGTCCTGTACACCATTGCGATCTACCTGCTGCAGCTTCCGGCCTGCATGGCGTTCTGGAAACCACTGGTCAAAAAGTTCATGGAGAGAAAAGCCGATGAATGAAATCATGCAGATGCTCATCCTCATCATCCTTGGGTTGCTGGGGATCACACGATTGCAGGCACACAAGACCAAGGACCTGAAAAAGGATATCCAGCAAGCCCAGTTTACGGTGAAGAAACGAGAACAGGAATTGGAGAAGATCGATGAAGTACAGCAGAAGATCACCACCATCACCCAAGAAAAACCGCCTGAAAAGATCGAACCTCCTGAAAGCGGTGATTCTACCGGCCGTCTTGATCGTCTCAACCGGCTGCACGAGCGTGCCAACAGTAGAGGAGAATGACCCGTATCGCCAGGTTCTTGTCTCGATGGCACCTAAGGCTCCAACAATCCCAGTCTTCCCCACCCTGAACTGGACATACCAGAGCGGATTGTACTGCATATCGGAGACGGATGCCGACAAGCTTCTGGACTATGGGGAGAACGAACTGCTGCTTTTCGCTCACCGCTATAGTCAGTACGTGCGCCAGATACATCTGATCCTGGAGACACTGAGCCAACCATGAATAACTTGGTAGCTTATAAACTTGGCTCGACAAGATACAAATCAGGAAATCGCATTCGTTGTCCCAGGATCACCGAATGCGTTTGCCTTTGGCAATTGCATCCTCAATAGCACGATGACAACATACCCCCAACGGGTTATTGCGAAGACAATCTGAATTCTTCATAGCCCCCGTCAATTCAATGACATCCCGAAGTGTTTCGGCATCGTGCTTCACAACAGCATCCAGGACCTGCTCCTCAGTGACCCTGCTGCAGTAGCAGGCATATTTGGGTATCGCACCATCTTTAAACCAAACGGGAACCTTGAGTTGATCTCTAGTAAAATGGCTTCCATCAATTCCGAAATATACCATATCACAGCTAGGTGACATGCAGATGGCATAGTGGCTACGGGTAACAATATCCCGATATTCTTCCTGTACCAGATGTTCGACCGTCTCCCTATCAACTGGGACTCCCTCAGTTTTGCACAATGGGCATACCAGACTGATTGAATTCTGCTGAGATCGGTCAGGTCCACAACAACCTTGATTATGGGTACTCATAGATTACCTCCAATTGCTCAAGTATCAAGATTATCCATACGTTTGTACAGGGGGTATTGGCAAGTCCTTCATGTAAGCAAGAAAGAATCAACTGACAGCAACGATAGAACGGATCCAATTACGCTTGCAATTGATTCATTTATACGCGATCAATGCAGCCTGACAAGGAGGGTACACCATGGATGAGATGAACAAGAAACGAATTGAGGTACTCAAACTCCAATACCCAAAGGGATGTACGGTTGAGCTGGTGCACATGGATGACGAGCAAGCCCCACCCAAGGGTACCAAGGGAGTCGTGATCCAGGTGGACGACATCGGGACCTTGCACGTTGCCTGGGAGACCGGCTCGACACTGGGTGTGGTGCCGGGTGTCGACATGGTCAGGAAACCGGGTGAGGAGATCCCCCGGCATAAGATCTTCTAGTGTGCCTTTTCCACTTGAGACGGCAGGTTTCCTGAAGGTCGTCGTAAAGGGAAAGGAAATCCTCAAGGCTCATGACAAGGGTCGACGGATCCTCATCAAGTGCATTGCTGGCGGCGTCGCCCCATGAAAGGATGAAGGTCTTCCATTCCATATCGACGGCCCTTTTTTCAAGCAACTGCGATACCAGTTCCGTTGCCTCATCTCTTTCCAGCCTTCGGTCCTTCAATGGGCCGGAGGCATTGTATCGTGCCCCAAGCTCTCTTCTCACCCGTTTGAACGGGTTACCCGGATAGCCTCTCACACCCTCAAGGAGCCGCCAGCCGTCGTTTCGTGAACGGAAGTACAGATGGTACAGCCTCTCCACGATCATCGGAGGCAGCATCGTAGGTGAGAGCAGCAAGGACGGACAAGCCGGTCCCATCAGGGCGAACAGAGGCTCGAGGTTCATCTCGAAGGCAGGAAGATCACCCAGGGCTGCCTTTCCGACCTCCATCACTCGCACTGATAGCGGGCTCAGCTCCAGGACGAGCATGTCAGCCTCATACAGATGTTCGGTCCCCCCAAGGCCCAGAACGAAGAGCGATGGATTGACCGGGTCGATCGTACCGCAGCCCATGAGGAGCTGGAAGGTTTTCATGCTGATACTGTCCAGTGCCCTGAAAACGGGTACATCATACATCGTGAATATCGAATTGGTGTTGCTCAAGAGGATCTCCTAGGTTGTTTCTGGTATGGAATCCGGGTTGGGAACCTCATGCATTGTCATACGGGGTCCGTAAAAAGGCAACAAAAATTCGTTCCATTCATAATACTAAAATAGTGTATCTTATTTGCTTATATACACTTGCTATATATTCCTCTTTGAGTGATTACTACAGTACGAAGAAAAACACACCAAAGAGAGGTAGACGGCATGGAAAAGACAACACGGTTCGGAATCGAGATCGAGATGACAGGCATCACCCGCAAGGACGCAGCCCTGGCTGCCCAGACGGTCCTCGGTGGAGAGCTGCTCTACGGTGGCTCCTACTACGACACCTACGAACTGAAGACCTTCGATGGCCGCACATGGAAGTTCACATACGATGGTAGCATCCGATGCGAAACCAAGCGGGGCAGGATCAAGGAGAGTGCATCACGCCTGTACAGCGTTGAGCTGGTCAGCCCGATCCTCACCTACGAAGAGGACATCGAGAACCTGCAGGAGGTCATCAGGGCGCTGCGCAAAGCCGGAGCCTTCACCAACAGCTCCTGCGGCATCCACATCCACCTCGATGGGCAGGACCACACACCACGCTCGATCCGCAACTTCGTGAACATCATCCATTCCCGAAACGACCTGTTCTACAAGGCCCTGGGCATCGAGGCCAACCGGGCCCGCTACTGCAAGAGGATGGACGAGCACCTTGTGGCAACCATGAACCGCGCCAAGCCGACCACCTTCGCCAAGATCGAGAGCATCTGGTACGAAGGCTACCGGGGAAACCGGGATGCTCACTACCACGAAAGCCGCTACCATTTCTTGAACCTGCACTCTTTCTTCCACGGCCACAAGACCGTCGAGCTACGCGGCTTCAACAGCACCCTCCATGCAGGAGAGGTCAGAAGCTACATAGTCCTCGCTCTCGCGCTGAACACCCAGGCGCTCACGCAAAACTCAGCGAGCACCAGGAAGCCCCAGGCCGAGAACGAGAAGTTCGCGATGCGCACCTACCTCAACCGCATCGGCTTCATCGGCGACGAGTTCAAAGCCTGCCGCGAGCACCTGACCAAGCGCCTCACCGGATCAGCCGCATGGAGACGGCGGGTTGCCGCCTGAAGGGGCGACCTGACAAGGCTCTGAGGGCGGGACGACCGCCCTTGGGGTGGTAGAAGACCAAGTGAAGGAGTGTAACAACGATGAAGAAAGTCTATCTGGCCTATGGAAGCAACCTGAACCTCGAACAGATGGGAGAGCGATGCCCCGATGCCGCGGTCATCGGGACAACGGTACTGCACGATTATCAGCTGTTGTTCCGGGGAGGCCGACATACTGGCGTGGCCACCATCGAGATGAAACGAGGAGCAAGGGTTCCGGTGCTCCTATGGCAGATCACCGAGAAGTGCGAGAAGGCCTTGGACCGCTACGAGGGGCACCCCCACCTGTATCGCAAGAAGCGCCTGATGGTGAACCTGGACGGTGATGAGCTGGTGGCGATGGCCTACGTAATGAACGAAGGACCTCCGCTGGCGATGCCGGATGCATACTATTACTCGACCATCCTTGACGGTTACCTTGACTGCGGCTTCGACGAGGCCATCCTCAAGCAGGCGGTTATGCATTCGATGGAGGCCGGCGATGACTGAGCAGATCAAGGACCAGATCCTGAAGGTACGTGACAGCGGTCTGACGAACATGTTCAACACGGGGGCGGTCCAGTGGATCGCCTCCCAGATGGGACTTATGGAACTTGCCGACTACCTTGAGGGGGACAACTCAAGGGAATACGCTCACTTCATACTCACCGGCGAAGGCTGACAGGGAATCCCCTCCTACCGCCGAGAAACCTAAAAACCAATTGTGTCTATATTCAACTTTCTTCCCTATATACAGTTGCTATAGTTTCCGATTTGAGGGATATATACACCAACAAAACGGAAACGGAGGCAAGAGCATGTGGAGAGAAGGAACCTTGGAGATCGGGAAGAGCGTTTTCAGGTACTGCATCAAGGTGTACGGGGAGGGTTCGGAATACGGGATCGAGGAGGGCAGGATCTCCAAGCTGATGCTCAAGCGGAATGGCAACGTCGTATGCAACTACGACCGCGGCTGGGACATCAGGCCTCGTGACACTGATACCAGGCAGGCCCTTGAGAGCCTGAAGGAAACATACAACTGACAACAAGCACCCACCACTTGAAGGGACCCACGCCGGGTCCTTTTTGTTTGCCCTGAGGAATGAAATAAGTTATGCCGAAACCGAAGAAATACACCCCTACATCCTTCATGGCAAAGGAATCGACCTACGACAAGACCCTGGCCGACCGTGCAGTTGGGTTCATCGAATGCCTCTGCCACACCAAGGGGGTTTGGGCTGGAAAGCCCTTCAAGCTGCTTTCCTGGCAGGAGAGAATCATCCGCGACCTGTTCGGTATCGTCAAGACCGATGGATATCGGCAGTTCAACACCGCCTACATCGAGATTCCCAAGAAGAACGGAAAGAGCGAGCTCGCCGCCGCGGTGGCACTGCTGCTCACCTGTGGGGACTTCGAGGAACGCGCCGAGGTCTACGGGTGTGCAGCCGACCGGCAGCAGGCATCGATCGTATTCGAAGTGGCAGCGGACATGGTGCGCATGTGTCCCTCGCTGAATCGACGCGTGAAGATTCTCGCCGCCACCAAGCGCATCGTGTACCTGCCGACCAACAGCTTCTACCAGGTGCTGAGCGCAGAGGCCTACTCCAAGCACGGGTTCAACATCCATGGGGTCGTCTTCGACGAATTGCACACCCAGCCCAACCGCAAGCTCTTCGATGTCATGACCAAGGGCTCGGGCGATGCGCGTGCCCAACCGCTGTTCTTCCTGATCACCACGGCAGGCACCGACCAGCACTCCATCTGCTACGAGCAGCACCAGAAGGCCAAGGACATCATCGAAGGTCGCAAACACGACAAGACCTTCTACCCGGTGATCTACGGCTCGGAGGAGGACGACGACTGGACCGATGCGAAGACGTGGAAGAAAGCCAACCCGTCGCTGGGGCATACCATCACCCTCGAGAAGGTGAAGGCGGCCTGTGACAGCGCAAGGCAGAACCCGGGCGAGGAGAATGTGTTCCGTCAGCTCAGGCTCAACCAATGGGTCAAGCAGGCTGTTCGCTGGATGCCGATGGAGAAATGGGACCTGTGCAACTTCCCTGTCGATGCCGAGGAGCTCGAGGGCAGGGTCTGTTACGG